TCTAATGATTTCTTTTTGAAGAAAGCATATCTTACTGTTTCATCTCAACTTTAATTAGAAATGTTATGTGCTGGACTTGGTAAAGTTTGGACTTCAAATAAGTCATTTAGAAGTGAAAAGAGTAAAACTAACAGACATCTTGCAGAATTTGAACATATTGAATGGGAATTTGCATGGACCAGCTTAGATGAATTAATGGATTTATCAGAACATTATACTCAATATTGTTTAGAATATGTTCTTACAAATCATATGGATGATTTAGAAGTATTAAATGCCTTTACCAGTAAAGGTCTTATTGATAGATTAAAATTAAATATTTCTAAACCATATCAAAGAATTCCTTATGATGAAGCATTAAAAATAATTGAACAAAATGCTGAGGAAATTCAAAAGATTGATTCTAAAATGACTCTTCCTAAATGGGGTGATGATCTTGGTTCAGTATGTGAAATGTTTATTGCTGAAAAAATTTGTAAATCTCCAACTTTTGTTTACAATTATCCAAAAGATCTTAAGTCTTTCTATATGAAACAAAATGAAGATGGAAGAACTGTTCAAGCATGTGATTTATTGATACCAGGAGTAGGTGAATTAATTGGATCATCTGTTCGTGAGGATAATTTTGATAAATTAATGAAAGTTGTAAATGAACGTAAAATGGATGTAACTCCATTAAAATGGTATTTAGATTTAAGAAAAAATGGTAGTACTCCAACTGCAGGAGCTGGATTAGGATTTGATAGATTAGTTAGATGGTGCACTGGAATGGATAACATTAGAGATGTGGTGCCATTTCCAGTGGCGTATGAGGAATGTAAATACTAAATATTTCATAAATGAAATATTTAGGATATTCTAAAGAATATCGTTTCCTGCGGAAACCACTCCGTGTGCTTACTAATTTGGCAAGCACACGGAGTGGTTTTTTCATTTATGAAAAAACGAAATGCTTTAGGCATTTCATATATATTAAAAATATTTTATATTTTTAATATATATTATGAACTCAAATAATAGTGCCCCAATAAATGAATCCTCTGGTTTTTTTCTTGTTCAAGATCCTAATTTAAAAATTATATTAAATGACTTTGATGTAACTCAACCTATAAAAAATTTAATTATACAAATGGCTACTGATAAATTATTTATTTCTAAATTAAGTAACGCAGTTCAACCAGATGATTTTAAAGTTTTAGGTAGAGTAACTTATGAAAGAAATAGAAATGATTTAATTGCTAAATATATAGTTATGATGGATATATTTAAAATTAGAGGTATGAGAAATGATGATTTAATTAGATTTAAATCATATTTTAAATATTTAAAGGAAAAATTCTAGAAATTTAAAATAATATTTATAAATTAATATTATTTTTTACTTATTTTCATTTGATGTTGGCGATGACTTTCTTAGTTTCATCTCATATTCATCAACAATTACATTTTTAAAATATTCACCACAAATATCAAATTCAGTTAATTCAACAGAATTATAAGTAGGGATTTTTGATAGAACATTTATAAAATTATTTTCAGATTTCATAATTGGTGATACTGAAGCATTTGATGTTGGACTTACGGGTGCTTTAAAATCAAGGCAAATCTCATTTGAGATAGAATTCATTGGAGCAATAATTTTTAGTTTAGAAGTATCATTAGTAGTAGTCATTTTAGTTTTAAATATAATGTATGTTAGATTATATAATTAATATATCAATTTTTTTATAAATTAAATTTCTAAATTAAACCTCCATTGTCGTCTCCATTCGAGCAATCATATCATTCTTTCTACGATGAATAGCAAGTGTTACACGCTTACTAACAACCTTTGGAATGCTTCCACCACCGCCACCACCACCGCCACCGCCACCGCTAGATGCCAGAGTAGATGCGGAGGTTGGTTTCTTTGGCCTGGCATTTGCCGCTACCGTCTCTACTCCACCATCAATTTGCATTCCATCGCTTGGTGACGAAGGTAGAGCAGAAGCCTTCTTCTCATGCTTGAATAGGCACGTTCCCTCCTTGTTCTTACGCTTGATTCCAAACTTACAAATTGTATTCTTACGATGATCCCATCCATCAGGGTGCTTGTAAAAGCAATCCTTGGTATAACATCCAATACCATACTTACAATCAATTGACACAGCAAGTGCACTCATCATATTTACAAGTGATTCCTGCTGAGCAACATCAGCAGATGCTACAATCGGAACATGCTTGAACTTACAAGTGCCAGCCTTGAATGCCATACAATTATCAGCAAACTTACATGCTACATTTGAACGCCATGCCCATCCTTCGGGGTGCTTGTAAGAACAATCATGATTCGCACATGAAGCTAGAAGCTTACAATCAATGTTCTTTCGCCACTCCCAATTTTCGGGGTGAACACATGAACAATTTGATGCAGCACACTTAAGTCCATCACGACAATCAATTAGCTTACGGACCCAGCCAGGAGGATGAGAAAAAGGACAGTTAATCTTATAACAATCATTACCACGGTGGCAGTCGGTAGCTACAACACGAGTACGCTTATTCATTTTAGTCTAAATTATAATTTATCTATAAATAAAGCTTTATAAGTTTTGTATTTCAATTTTTTTATAAATTAAAATGGTCTCTTCTTAAATTTCATACTAACTGTCTTATATGCCTTATCATGATCTTCCAAACATTTATTTGCATATTCAATTAACTTCATAATCTCAATAAATGTATCATGATAAATATCCTTAAATTTTCCTAGTGTCTTTCTACTATGAAGATTATGATAGATATCTCCAGCACAACGAAATACCATATCATAAATGTAGAAAAGAGTAATATTTTCATGCCATTCATACTCTCTACGTTCAATTTCATCCTTAAATTCATCTTCTTCAATATTATTACTCAAATAACGTACACGAAGTGGATGATTATCTGGAACAAGCATATTAGCATGATTACCTGCTGTTGATCGAACTTCAAGAATATTTCCATGAAAATTACGAAGTGCCAAACAATAAAATTCCTTTGATGGAAAACCATCTAGCAAATTATCAATTTGAGGTATCTTCTTACGTGCTTCAAATGAATTCTTCCAGATATCATGTGGAAAACATGTGATCAAATTCTCATATGTAAGATATTCTAGACATTGATGGGGAGGGGCTGCACCTCCCCCAACATCATCTACTGGTTCACCATTCGCAATACGCTTCATTCGTTGTTCACGAACCCAATCAAGATAATGAGGGTTGTGTTGAAATCCACGTTCAATACGAGCAGTATTCCATGAAAATGTAGTATGACATTGAGTACAGAACATTTGATCACAACCTTCAATCTTAAAAATAGCAATAGCACACGTAGGACAAGAACGAGTGTTTTCACGAAGATCATTAATTGTTTTTACAGTATTTTCATTACACTTATGATCAGTCAAATGTGTAGAATGAAGAGACTCTTGACATTTTGAACATACATTTCCATAACACATAGCACACATTAATTCATCTTCTCCTGTAAGAGGAATAATACCTGAACAATTATTATAAGGACACTTAATTGTCTTCTTAAGTGAACGATTTTCATTACGAATACCAGTTTCAAAATTATGACCCTCCCAACCTAAACCATAATCCATAATACACAAATTAGCATCATTAAAAACAGTAAATTGTTGTGTATATTTATTGAAATTAATAATATTACCCTTAAATTGACCTGAAACTGGATCAAATGGTAATTTAGTAACAATTTCCTTAGCTTTCATATAAATATTTGCTGCTGGCTGAGTTTCTGGAAACTTACCCTTTTCGATCATAAAAAGATTCTTCTTTCGAAATTCCTTATATTCATTCTTCAACCATTTTTCATCCAAATTTTGAATAATAAATTCTCTTGAAACTTTTGTCTTACAATGCATACAATTTGAATTAAATCCATGATCAAGAATAAAACGCTTAAAACAATTCTTACAAGATGAAGAAGAACATACATTACACGAAATAATATCATTCTTTGTCATTTCTTCTACACAAATTGAACATTCACCAATAATTGGAAGTAGTTCCTTGGGTTCTGATGGTGTTTCGGATGTAAGAATAGATTGATCAGAAGATTGATTAGAAGATTGATCAGAAGATTGTTCTTCTGATTTAGTTTCTGATGGAAGTTCAGCATTCTTTTCGTAATTATACTTTCTCCAATCTTCAGATGTATTATAGTTAATAAATTCAGAACTAATCATTTGATTACAAGAGTGACAGTGCATTCCAGTACATTCAGGAATAGATACATTACAATTTAAACAGTTTGGTGTTAGATTAGATACTGTCAAAAATGAATGAAAACAATCTTGACAATAATTAATATTACAATGAGGACATTTGAGATTAGAGTCTTTAATTAGGCAGATAGAACATGCCATTCGGTAAATATAATTATTAAATGATAATAATTATAATTAGTTTTTTCAATTTTTTATAAATAATTTTTTATGAAAACATCATTTCAGGATTATTTTTTACATCATTTAATAATATATCTATATGTTTTTTATTTAATTTTAATGGAAACTTTAAATTTTCAATCTTAAATGACCAATCTAATACTCCGTAATTACCATCTGAATCAATCGATGTTCTTAAAATATCAATTCTCTTAAATATTGTATCAATATTTCTCTTTAATTCTCTAATACCTTTATCACTCTTTCTACATTTAGAAACTATATATTCAATCGTTTGATCATCTATTTGAACTAAAGATTCTAAACAATAATCTTTACACTTCTTTGGAATAATAATATTTTTAGATATATCAATCTTTTGTATAGTTCCATATCCTTCTACATCAATTACACATAAACGATTACGTAAAATAGGATTAATTATATCAATATTATTTAATGAACATATAAACCAAATATTTGATAAATCTATCGGAATTTCAGACACATATTTATCATAAAATATATTATTTTGAGTATGATCTAAAATATGAATTAATTGATTTACTACTTCGATACCTTCTATTGTCTCACTAATTTTATCTATTTCATCAAAAAATATAATTCCATTACAACAATTCATCTTCACTAATGCATCTACTATTACTCCCTGTTTTGATCCAACATATGTTCCACTAAAGCCATCTAAAAAAGATCCATCTTTAATTCCTCCTAATGAGATATGATGAAATGGTAAATTTAAAGATTTAGCCATTGTATGAATAATTTTTGTCTTACCAACTCCTGCACTTCCTACTAAGGATAAAATTTGTTCTGATTTTCTATTCTTAATAAACCTATTAATAATTTGTAACATTAATTCTTCTTTCACATTTTTCATTCCATATAGTTCATGATCTAATTGAATTTTAATATGTTTTAAAAATTGATTGCTATTTGTTATGTTAAGATCAACCTTTCTCTTAAATGGTATACTTAATATTAAAAGTATCCAATTTTTTATCTTAAAATATTCAGAATCTTTATCAGTCATATCTTCAAGTGATTTATACTTACCATATAAAATTGATTTATATTCATCCTCCAAATCCGATTGAATTATTTTTTCCTTCAAATCTGTTGAAATTTTATTAATTGATTCTAATTTTCTTACCATTAAATCTAATTTATCCTTGTTACGAATTTGTTCAAATGTCATATTTTCAATCTTTGTAATTTCTTCTTTTAATACATCTCTATACTTAATATATTCTTCCAAATTATTCTCTTGTGATTTCATTATACAATATTTTTCTACTAATTTTACTCTATCTGTTTGATTAATATTTTTTAATCTTAAAATATGATCAATTGTAACTGTTTTATCATATAATTCTGATTTAACTTTATTAAAAAGAGATTTAATTTCTTTATTATCTTTTTTATTATTATTATTTAAATTTATATCATCATCATCTAAATTATACATATGACATCTATCATCAAAATTATCTTCAAAATTAGTTGAGTCTCCTTTACCTTTTCTTTCTCTTTCTTTATCTTTATCTCTTTCTTTATCTTCTAATTCCTTTTCAAGTTCATCTAATTTATCAGAATTATCATAATTATCAAAATTTTCAGAGTTTCTTCTCGGTCTTTTACTCATCCTTTTATGTGATAATATAAATTATTAATTTTTGTTTATATATAAAAATAGATTTATAATTTATATAAAATGGGTTGTAAAAATTCAAAAATATCTATAGATGAAAAAATAGGAACTGAAATAAAAGTATCTGAATTACAAGTATCAGAAGTAAAAGTATCTGAAGCACAAGAAATACCTATTTCAAATGAAACTAAAAAACTTAATATTAAAGTTAATATAATAAGACCTAATCCAATGAATACTTTTGAAGATAATAAAAAATTAAGAATAAAGATTCCTTCCAAAAAAAATTGAATTTTTTTTTTCTATATATTCTCTAATTAGATTAGTAAAGTAAATCAATTGAATAAAATGGCATCTACCCCTCAGGATGAAATGGAAATAGAACATAAATTTGATGAAGTTGTTCGTATTGGCTACGGTAAGCCTGTAATTTCATATTTATTTGCCCACGAGGCTTCT